TTTGCTTGTGAAACGGCTAAGACTTTTTTTCACAAAGTTTTAATCTATATCTTTAGTTTAGATTTCCAAAATAGTCAATGTTTATGGGCTTTTAGACCTTTAAAACCTCTATAAAATATCTAAACCTAATCTATAGATTTGAGCTTGTGAAATGAGTTTTGAGCTTGTGAAAAATCATTTTATACATACAATGTATAATTATACATTTTGATTATCTTTAACCACCCCCGAAGCTCGTCCCTCGCTCTATCCACTCCGTGGATAGTCCAATTTGTATTATATATAACCTAGGGGCAGGGTAAAAATCACTGGATTGAAAATGAATCTATTTTAAGCTTCCCGCACAATTTTTCCAATGTTTCAATGCAAGTTGATTTGCGCACCCTATAGTATAATAAACACATGGATATTGACCATACTAAACAGCTTCCGCCCCCTGTGGAGGATTCCTCATTGGATTCCTTTACTAGCTCTGTGGGTCGTCCGTCGAAATTGGAAGACTCCAGAGTAGAAGAACTTGTGAAGTGGCTAAAGCTAGGGTATTACATAGAAGATGCTTGTACTATGGCAGGAATTGGTAAAACTACCTACTACAACTGGATAGCCAAGGCAGAGCAAGAGGAAGGGCCAGAATATGTGGAATTTATGAACGCAGTAAAGAAGGCGCGCGCTGAGGCAGAAGGTGCTCATATCATGAATATTCGTAAAGCGGCCGATAACGGGGTCTGGCAGGCCTCTGCGTGGTTCCTAGAGCGTTCTCACCCTGTTAAGTGGGGTAAGCGTAACCCAGACCTAATTAACGAGGAATCAGACGAACCTGTGGAGTTCGATATCAAATATGCTGATGGTTAACCTTCCCGCCAGATTTTTCTAATATTTCCTTGCGTTTTGACATAGGCACTTGAATTTCAACAAATTTTTCCGGAGCTATGTTTGTATATATGCTTTTTCCCTCCCGGGACGGATATAGCCCCTCCCCTACCCTAAAATATAAAATTTTTTTCAAGGACCCTAGGTTTTATAACACTATGCTGTTCTCTTTAGGAGTTATGGCGCGGTGGGGGAGTATTTATATGCTAGTAAGAAGTATCTATGAGTATATATTGCGAGGCTTTATATCTTATGCGTAGTTATATTGCGCATTCCTCTATAGGACCGCCTTCACAACAGGAGATAGCTTTTTGCATATATGCAGGGCAGTGGGGTGTGTAGCAGTATAAAAGAAAAGACCGGCGCTGGCTTTAACAGAACACCGGTCTATTCAATTTGCGAATTGACTTCAGAATAAAATATATCATAAATAAAAACTTATACAAAACGATTTGCATTATTTTTTTTATTCGCTAGTGTATCTAACTACAAGTAACTACACGCACTGGCTTTCAGAATGAGTGTAGGGTTCAGAACTTAATCAAGTGGACTAGCCAGACCATAATCGTCCGTTATAGGGACATTCCTCGGCATATTTTAATTTTTGGTTTGGGCGGGGCCGCACAGGGTTAGCTGTATCTACAACAAGAGAGTTGTGGTTGGGGCAATAAAAAATAATTTCTTTGGTTGGGTGCTATTATAAAGAAACTATGTCGTTGGATTATATACAAAATGGAATGAGATTTAAAATCAACGATAATCAAATTACTTACATAAAAAACAAACAAGTGATTGACACTTGGACTCAACCAAATCTAAATCCAAAAGCACTAGAACGATATGTGATTGACAGAATGATTTCTTTAGCATACCTTTACAAAGACGAACTTATCCGACTATAATAAAACCTATGGTTTTAGATTTAAGTGTTAAGATATATTTGTCGGCTCCACTAACCGATATCCTCCCATCACTGGCTATTCTTTCGGGGATAGCCTTATCCAAAAGGAGTCCAAGCACACCTAATGGCTAAAGTTCAATGGGACCCAGAAAATGAAACTTGGGCGGAGTTTAAAAAAAGAAGAAGTGCAAACTCTGGTATATCCGGTATGGGGCAGAAAAAAAGAGAAGGCACCGGCAAGAAAAATCTTTCAGAGCTACGGGAGAAAGCTTTAAAGAGAGCAAAACATAAATGCGAATGGCCGAACTGCAATTCCAAAAAATGGCTAGAGATGGCTCACTTACGAGCAAAGGGTATGGGTGGACGCGACAGAAATATATCTGATGACCCAATGAATGTTTGTATTCTTTGTAAACATCATCACGATATATTTGACGGAAGACAACAAGTTGGTTCTAAGTTTGAATATACTGAACTACTCAAAGGATTTCTTATACTACAATGGAGAGTGAAATGAGTGAAGTATATGACGAACTTAAGGAATTTAATCCCGAAGCAATTGTCATTGATGATTTTGAAGAAGCATATCTAGGATTTACAACTAAAGGTATCGCTGTTTATGATTACTACACAATGTTAGATATTGTTATAGACGGTATTTTGGAAGATGATGACTGCACAGAAGAAGAAGCAGTTGATAATGCTATTGAACACATAGATTACAATATTATATCTGCTTATGTTGGTCCTTATACTCCAATTGTGATGTATAAGGAACTCTATGACGAATAAGTATGTTCCTAAACTTCCTTCTTTACATAGCGGTCAACAAAAAGTAAAAGAATCAGAAGCGCGTTGGAAAATTCTTTGCGCAGGTAGACGATTCGGCAAAACAAGACTTGGTGTTCAATTATGTATGGAAGTAGCTTTACGCGGAGGTAGAGCTTGGTGGGTAGCACCTACATTTTCAATTGCTAGAGTTGGTTGGCGTGATATCGCCGCTTCTGCAAAATCATTTCCTAGAGAAATAGAACCAAAAGTATCTTTGGCTAATATGCAAATTGATTTAGCTAACGGGGGCTCTATTGCTGTAAGGTCTGCTGATAACCCACAAAGACTTCGTGGTGAGGGTCTTGACTTTCTAGTAATGGACGAAGCTGCATTCGTTAAACCGGAAGTATGGTCAGAAGTTCTTAGACCTACACTTACTGAAAGAAAAGGTTCTGCGTTATTTATTAGCACTCCTATTGGAAGAGATAACTGGTTTTACAATTTATGGGAGCAAGCAGAAGAAGGAGAAAACTGGGAAAGATTTAGATTTGCTACTACTGACAATCCTATGATTGACCCCGAAGAAGTTGAGGCAGCTAGAAAAGAAGTTGGCTCTATTGTTTTTGCACAAGAGTATCTAGCAGAGTTTGTTGACGCAGGTCAAGGTATGTTAAAGCCCGAATGGATACATTACTTTGCAATTGTTCCAGACGAAGCAGGAAATCTTAAATGCTTAGTTGAAGGCTCAGAATATTATCTAGCTAACTTAGAAAAGTTTGGAATTGTTGACTTAGCTACTACAACAAATAAAGATTCTGACTTTACTGTAATCACATCATTTGCAAGAACTCCAGACAACAGATTACTTGTTATTGATATGACTAGAGCAAAATTAGAAGGTCCAGACATTATTCCAGCGATAAAACGCGCAATAGATAAAAATAAGCTAAAATATGTAGGTATAGAACGCCAAGGTTTTCAAACCACGATAATCCAGATGGCGCAACGAGCTGGTATTCGTGTGAAAAATCTAAAGACGGATAAAGACAAAGTTACACGCGCACTTCCTTTATCTGCTCGCATGGAAGCGGGTGATGTATATTTATTACGAGATACACATTGGTTACCAGAGGTGGAGAGAGAAATTATGACCTTTCCAGCTGGAGCTCATGATGATATTATTGACACCCTAGCCTACGGCGTACAAATGTTGCAAGAACAAAGAAGCTGGAGCGCGTATTAATGGCTGAAGAGAAGTCAAGATTTTCAAAAGCGTTAGATTGGTTGAATGCACCAACTGACGCAAGAATAAGAAGAGAATCACAACAAAAAGGTTTAATTGTAAACCAATCAGAGTATTCATATCTTAATCAAGCAGTTATGGGTTACAACACCCAATCTGGTTATTTCGACCACAAAACACTAGCAGAACTAGGTGACGGAACTGGTAACTCTGCTGTTATCGCATGTCTTAATGTATTGGCTACTGCATTTGCAGAACCGGGACTTTTAGTTGCTACTAGAAATAATGAAGGTGATTATGCACAAGATATGAACCACGAATTAGCAAAACTATTCAGAAGACCTAATCCTTACATGACACAACAGTTGTTAGCAAACTATATTGTTACAGCTTTAAATGCAAACGGCGACGCTTTTATCTATAAAAACAGAAATGCTAGAGGCGTAGTTGTTGAGCTAGTCCCTCTTATGCCTCACTTGGTTGAAGCAAAAGGAAATGAGAATGAACTTATAACTCATTATAACTATCAACCACAAGGCGGTGTACAGGGGGAAGATACTGTACGCATAGAAAAAGCAGATATGGTTCACTTACGCCAAAATGTTGACCCTAATAATATGAGGCGTGGTCTTGCTCCACTTAGAGGCGTTCTAAGAGAGATAGCAGGAGACGAAGCAGCAGGACAATACACTGCGGCTTTATTACATAATATGGCGGTACCCGGAGTAATTCTCTCACCAAGAGATGATGCTATGGGTGGCCCAACGAGAGAAGAAGCTGAAGCTATTGCAGATATGTATAAGCAAAAGTTTGGTGGTAAGAACAGAGGTGCGCCTATGGTCTTATCCGGTGCTATGAATGTTGAAATAGTATCTTTCTCTCCAGACCAAATGAAGTTAGCTGAATTAAGAAGAATCCCAGAAGAAAGAGTGTCAGCAGTTCTTGGCGTTCCAGCAGTGCTTGCCGGCCTCGGAGCTGGATTGGATTCGGCGACTTATTCAAATACAAAAGAACTTAGAGAGTTCTTTACCGAGTCAAAAATGGTCCCAATGTGGAACATGGTTGCGCAAGAACTGACTCATCAATTGTTACGACCAGAGTTCGGCGGAAATGATAATCAATACGCAGAGTTTGATATCAGTAATGTTAGAGCACTAGCTGATGACAAAGACAACCTCTATAAACGCATGAATACTGCTGTTCAAGGAGGTTGGGTAACAATTGGCGAAGCAAGAAAAGTAGTTGGTTTAGAGGCTGATGATAGACATGATGTTTATTTAAGACCTCTTAACATGATTCAAGTTACAGAAGATGGTTCTCCACTTCTAAATGACCAACCTACTAATGAACCTGCACCGGCAAATAACAATGATGACGAAGAACCTGCACCCGAAGATGACGAGAGTAAGTTAACTACTATTGATTTACCGCCAGAGGTAGAAAGAGAAGATGTTGTTAAACCAACACCTACTTATCTCAATGAAGAAAAATATATTGCAGAAATGCCTAATGGTGCTTTCTGTGTTATAAGCCATGAAGATGGTGAAATAATAAAATGCTTTGATACAAGAGCAGAAGCAGAAAACTTTTTAAACAACAAAAAAGAACCAGCTGCTTTGATGAAAGATACTTACACAACTATTGAAGAAGCACAAGAGAGAGCTAAAGAATTAGGTTGTGAAGGTACACATTACATTGAAGTAGACGGAGATAAATTTTATATGGCTTGCGCTACACATCAAGATTATTTAGACGCAGTCTACAAACCTAAAAAAGACGGAGAAATAGAAGAACTTAAAGTATCCCTAGAAGAAGCAGAAGCGATGTACGAAAAAGGTGATAAATTACACAGTCCAGAAGAAAAAGCACCTAGCAAAACAAACTTTCCTAGAAGTGGAGATAATCAAAAAATAAGTTTATCTAACTCTCAACACCCACAATTTCCAAGCTACGCTTATGTTAAAGATTTAAAAGAGAACTGGCCAGAAATTTGGAGAAGAGCAGGTACCGGCGGTAACCCTCCTACTTCATTTACTGGTAATGACGCTTTTAATAGATGGACAGCGTATAAAGGTGGAGATAGAAGCGAATCAGTTCTTAACTGGGTTAAGAGAAGAGAACGCTTTATGAATCGTCATAAGAAAAATAATAGACTTAACGGCATTATTGCAGTTATGAAGTGGGGCGGAGTAACAGCTGGTGGAGTTTCACAAATGAAGTCTGTTGTAAATGACTACAAAAAAGTTATTAGAGAAAGAAGAAAAAAATCTCTTGATTATGCAGAGGAATATTTATTAAAAGCAATATCTGACCAAGCTAGAGCAGGTCTTACTAGAAAAGTAGAAGACCATAATAAAAATAATCCTACTTATAGAGCAACACTTCGTATGCTAATTGCGGTATATAACAGAGGAATAGGTGCTTATAGAACAAATCCGGGTTCAGTAAGAGGTAATGTTAGTTCAGCAGAGCAATGGGCAATGGCTAGAGTTAATGGCTTTTTAAGAGCATTGAGAACAGGTAAATTTAGAAGAAAGCCTTATGACCAAGACTTGTTGCCTAGCTCACATCCATTGTCATCAAAAAAATCTGGTAACAAAGCAGAATCAGTAAGAGTAGGTCAAGCTGTAAGCTGGTCAATCAACAAAGAACCAGACCCACCTTCAGTTGTGCATGGTATTGTAACATCAGTAAATGATGATGAAGCCACAATGGAAGTATGGGCTAGATTAGAAAATGGCGACCATAAAAAGACTGATAGAAAAGTCACTATGCCAATTTCAAAGCTAAGAATAATATCAGACTTTAGACAATAAAAAACTAAAATCCGCAATCGTATCATATAATAGTTAAAACGCACATCTGAATAATCTATTGTACAATTTAAGATTGAAGGATGTATGAATAACGAATCTAAAAATATCGACATAGAGTTAAAAGATGACTCTGGTCAAGTAGAAGCAGTTTTCAGTATATTCAATTCCCTTGACAGTGATGGGGATGTTGTTATGCCGGGAGCTGTCAAATCTGGTTTTAAAAATAACCAAGTTCCAATGGTATGGTCTCACAAATGGGATATGCCTATTGGAAAAGGAACAATTGCTCAAGACGATGATAAAGCAGTGTTCAAAGGTGAGTTTTTTATGGACACCGAGTCTGGTAAAGAAGCTTACAACCTAGTTAAGAATATGGGCGATATGCAACAATGGTCATTCGGCTATAAAGTTAACGATTCAGATTTTGGTAAGGCAAAAGATAAAGGCGGAGAAGATACAAACGCTAGATATCTAAAAGACCTTACTGTTTACGAAGTCTCTCCAGTACTTGTTGGAGCAAACCAAGATACATACACATTAGCAATTAAATCTAATACTGAATTATTAAAAGAAATTGCAGATGTCAAAGGTGATGAAAAAGAAGAACAATCATCTGGATGTGGCGCAAATTGTGGTTGTAGTCAAAAAAGTTATGGAGATGACGAAGAAGAAATGAAATCTTGTAAGTATCACGACGGTGGTCCTTGCATGAAAATGGAGGATGATAAAAAAGAAATGAAGAGTGAACAAGATTTAGAAGTTTCACAGGAAGACAGCAAGTCTTTCTCTGAAGAAGTCATAGATGTGCTTGCTGCATTAGATGACTTAGTAGCCCGAGCAAAAGCAATTGCTATGCTCCGTGGTGAAGATGGTAGGAAATTAGGCGTAAAAGCCACCGAAGCACTTCGTGCAGTCGCAGACGACTTGAACGACGCTTGGACCGAGATTGATGAGTTCATCGGAAATGTCGGAACTGAGGGTGCTTTGGAGTTAGAAGTAGAAGAAGAACTTGTGGAAGATGAACAAGCTGAAACAGAAGAGGTAGCTGAGGCTTCAACTGATACTATTGATGTTGAAACTGAAGTCGAAGAAGTTACTGAGGAAGAAGCACCAGCAGAGGAACCTGCTGTTGAAGAACCGGAAGATGAAGCTGCTGAAGAAGAAACTCCAGAAGATAACACTGATTCCTCTGACGAAGAGTTTGACGCTGAGTGGGTAAGGGCTCAACAATTAATTGCTGAATCCTTAGCCGAAGAAATAGAAGAAGTATAAGACAAGCAAGATTGGAGAAATCTAAGAATGAGTAAAACAAATGAACTCATGGACCAAATTGCTGCTAAAAGAGCAGAGTTAAAATCTGTCTTTGAAGCCAACGAAGACGGCAAGTACACCTCTGAACAAAAAGAGGAAATTAAGTCAAGAAATGACGAACTTGCTGAATTAGTTGAAGACCTTAACATTGAGAAGAAAAAAGCTTCCAATGAAAAAGCTCTCAAAGAAGATTCAAAGCCAGTTGCAGAAATGCCACTAGCTGGTGAATCAGCAGAAGTTAAATCTGTTGGTGAGCAATTTGTACAAACCGACGCATATAAAAATTATATGGAGAACGGTGTTAAAGGTGTAGATTCTCATATTGAGACAAAAACAACTTTGACAACTACAGGATATCCACCAGAGGTTTTAAGAACCCCGGGTATCTTGGAAACAGCTCTTAGAGACCCAAATGCTGTTATATCATTATTTGATGTAATCAACACAGACCAAAACGCATTCAGCTATTTGGAAGAAACAACCTTCACAAATAACGCAGCTGAAGCTGCTGAAGGTTCTGCTGTTGGAGAAGCAGCTTTGGCTTTCACAGAGCAAACAGAAGCTATCCGTAAAATGGGTATCTTCATTCCTGTAACAGACGAATTACTTGCAGACGAAAGTGGTATCCAAGGATACATTAACTCTCGTTTACAAACAATGATAAGACTTCGTTTGGACAACCAACTCCTTAATGGTGATGGAACTGCTCCAAACCTAGAAGGTATCTTAGACGCTGGTAAAGCTTCAGTCGGTTCTACTGACTTTAGCTCTTACGCAGGAACTTTAGGAAAAATTGGTGCACTTTATGGAGCAATCACAGACATCAGAGTCAACGCATTTACAGAGCCAGACGCTATTGTAATGCACCCAAGTGACTGGAATGATGTTGTGACTTCTGTAGGTGCAGACTTCGCAGGTACATCCAGTGCTGGCTACACAGAAAAGTCACCACTTTTCGTAGCAGCTGGTGGTATGGGCGCAGGTCCTTCAGCTCAAATCTGGGGACTAAGAGTCGTTCCTACAACCGCAATTGCCGCAGGAACAGTTCTTGTTGGTAAATTCGGTGGTGGTGAAGCAGCTAACTTAGTTATGAGACAAGGTATGGAATTAGCCGTATCTGATTCACATAGCGATTTCTTTATTAAGAATCAGTTAGCTATCAGAGCTACCATGAGAGTCGGTTTCCCTGTTTACAGAGAAGCAGCTTTCCATAAAATCACTAACTTCTAAAGTTAGTTTAGATTTATACATTAGAGCGGGGTTAAACCCGCTCTTTTGTTTTTATAGTGTAAAATTAAAACATCATGTCAGATTATATTAAACCAGAGAAAAGCATTTGGAAAATGAAAGATGGTTCCATTTGGGAAGGTCCTTTATCAGAACTTCCTAAGTCTGGAGCTTCTCTCATTGCTAAAGCAGGTAAAGAATACCCAGCTGACTGGCTCAAAGAGCAAGGTTGGGGTAAAGTGGAGAAGAAAGAAAAAGCTGCTCCTAAGAAAAAAGCTGCTAAAAAAGCACCAGAAACCAAAGCTGTTAAACCAGAAGATACAGAAGATAAGTAAGGAGTCCTAAATGGCTCTTTGTAGCGTAGGTGATGTAGAGCAATTCTTACAGGTAGATTTAAACTCTACTGTAGAAGCTTCAGTCACAAATACTTTCATACCTTATGTTGACGCGGCTATTAAGCGTTATCTAGGTCATGATGTAGAACAAGCAACTTATACAGAAACATTTGACGGTAACGAACAACAAGACTTATTTTTAAGGCATGTCCCTGTCTCCTCTATAACTTCTATTACTGAAGATGGTAATGCACTTACTGAAGGCAATGAGAGTGACTATGTTTCTTACAGCAACGGAAGATTAAGAAGAATAGTTATTCGTTGGTCTGGTATAAAACCTAAAAATATTTCAGTTACTTATGTTGGCGGTTACGAAGCTGCTGACATTCCAGAACAAATCAAACAAACTTCTGCACGAGCCGCAGCTCGTTTAGTTATGACTTCTTTACAGATTTCAGCAAAAGCTGACACTGGAGAGGTTTCAAGTCACTTAGCTGACAACACAACAACACAAAGTTTTGACATACCTCTTACTGAAAGGGTGGGAGATTATGATGTTGCGTTTGGTGATGTAATTATACAAAACCTGCAACCTGTTCTTACTAATGCAGATATGGCATTATTAAACCCCTTTCGTTCAAGATTCTTTGTATAATTAAAGTATGGTACATAGAAAAGCTCCTTCCCTAGAGGAAGCTAGGGAACTCTTTTTAGCAGACCCTAATAAAATGCTACAGTCATGGGCAGATGAATGGGGTGTAACACATGAAAGAGTTAGACAATTAAGAATAGAATCGGGCGTACCTCAACGAGGTGCTTATAACGAAGAAACAGCAGAAGCTATTTTAGAAATTATTCGTACAGGTAGAGGCGGTCTAACAACTCCAAGAACTTACGAAGGTCAACCTATTGGCTTAGAAAGATTTAAAACTTGGATAGAAGAAGAAGAGGGTTTGAAAGAGCGTGTTGAAAAAGCACAGAAAGAAGCTCTTAAAAACTTAAAAGACCCTATTGAAAAAGAATGTAAGTACTGCCGTGAATGGAAACCTGTAGAGGAATATTTAAGAAATCAAAAATATTTAGATGGCCTTTCTCGTTTTTGTAAAGATTGCATGATTATTTTAAAAGAGAAAAAAGAAGAACTTGGTGATGATAAAATGAAATTATGTTTATCTTGTAAAAAAGATAAGAAGACTTCAGAGTTTTCAAAAAATCCTAATACAAAAGATAAACTAAAGATATTCTGTAAAGATTGCCACAAAGCATTTAAACGAAGAAAAAGGAGACAAAGCAGAAATGCCTAGGTATGATTATCAATGTATATTACATAAATGTTCTTTTGAATGGGAAGTATCGCATTCTATTACGGAAGACCCGTTAATTAAATGTCCTAAATGTAATTCACATACTAAAAGAAAAATTGGTAAAAATATTAGATTTGAAACACCTGTTGATGTTCAGTGGGAAAAAGACCCTAGTAATTTGTCTGAAAAATCTTTTAAACAATATAACCAAGCTAAAAAGAAAAAATACAGATGGTAATGGATAAAGGAACAGAAGATGTTGTTTCTGGTGTTGGAAGATACTTTTTTAATTACAAAAGTTATGCAATAATTAGAGACCCAATACAACCAAAAAACTTTTTACTTGTTATGTATCTTCCTATTAGAGATTTAACTTTTGATAGACCTGCGCAAAAACAATTGATACCTATACATCCTAATTGTAATATCGTGGATTACGACACAAAAGTTGCTGATGAAATAATTAAAAGTGTTAAAGAAGAATATGGAGAAAAAGGAACATTTCACTTAAAGTCACAAGGAATAAAAATATATTGTTCTGATGTAGAAGTTAATGAATCTGCTGAAAGAGTTACTGTTACTATAAAAGACGCTGACACACAAGGAATTATTGATGGAGCAAATTTATATACTCTCCTAAAAGACATGAGAGTAGAAGATGTAGCTAAAAATTCTTATATTAAAGTTGAATTAATTATTGGACATGATATGTCTTTGTCTGATGATTTAACTGCAACACTAGATAACAAATTAACATTTCGTAAAGATATTGATGTATCAAAGAAAGAACTTTCTTGGGTAGATGAAATAATTGATGAAACAGATTACAAAGACCAATTAGACGCTGTATATGTACTTGGACTTATAGATTTACTAAGAAGCAATCAATATGACGCAGAAGTCGAGAATCAACCAATATATCCTTATTGGGATAAACAAAGAGTACTAGAAATGTACAGAGATAATCCTAAAGGATATCAACAGTATAAAACTATTCTTAAAGACATTCTTTACTTATATGAATATGTAAATTTTAAAACGCAGGAAATATGGCCTTCTAAAAAAGGAAGCATAGGAAGTTTAGGTATAGCTACTTCTTACAAGCAAAAAGGTTATGACTTTCCTTTACTTGGTAAAAAGATGGATTATAAACTACATGACGCAGTTAGTTTTATTATTATGAATGGATTTAGGTCGTTTGTGATATTCAATCCCGATGGCACAGCTAGGTGGTCAAAAGATTTTAAAAAAATACTTTCTCTTTATGAAATTATCGGGGCAGAGATAATTAACATAATTAGAGATTACAGCGCTCAAATGGGACACAACCCTCACTTGCTTGGTAAAAATAAAATGCTTTATAGCATTGTGTATAAAGAATTTATGATGGGAGATATGCTTAACCAATTTTTATAACATCATGTTGTAAAGTATAGTTATGGCTTTAAAGCATAGACACTTACCAGAATTAATAACAATTCAAACAGTATCAGATACTAATGTTGATGAACGAGGCTTACCTAGTGATAGCTGGGATAACACTTATACATCTGTTAGAGCTAAATTTGAATCACAAGGTTCTGAAGAAGATAGAGATGGAAGAAATACAACAATAGAAACATTTTTTGTATATTTAGAGCCTAATGTTACTGTAGTTCCCGGAGACAGGCTTGTTAGAAATTCTGATTATCATGAAATAATAGTTGTACAACCTGTTTTAGACAGGTATGGAAACGAATCCTATAAAAGGTTACAAACATTTGTGAGTAAGTAATGGTAACTCCATTAGAGGCTTTCGCTAAAAAACCTAAAAGAAAAAAACCTAATAAAAATAAATCAAATTCTGAGATATTCAGAGATAGATTTTATAGTTTTGGTAAAAAAGCAGGTACAGCACAAGCTATACCGGGTATTCGTGGTTCTAATTTAGGTAGAACTTTACAAAACCAGCGTGCTTTGGTCTATCCAATAGCTCGTGGTCTTGGTACTGCGCAGTCAATTGGTAAAGAAGGAAATAAAGTTGCTGCTTTAGCTAATAGAGGTTTCAGAATTTTTTCTGGTTCTATAAGTGGTAGAATAATAGAATCCACAGTAAGACCATTTAATCTAGGACCAATAGTAGGTCGTCTTGCTCGTATTCAATTAGGTAAAGCTTTAAGTAAAAATAATCCAATTGATAATGCTGTTAGAAAGATGGGTCTTGCTGTTACAGGAACTGTAAAAATAAAAGGAAGCGCTTTAAATTCAAAAATAAGAAGAGACCCAGCTATAAAAAAAATAGCACAAAAGGGCTTACTTTTAGCAGAAAGAAATATAAGAGCTTTTGCTCCAGACCCGTCATCTGGACAATATTTAGTAGGAATGGGTAAACAAAAAAACATTGCTAAAAAATATCAAGGTGGTATTGATATGAATTTAGTCAACAGTACAGACGCTTTTAAAAAACATGGTTTTTCTGAATATATAGCTAAAGATAAAAAATATGTTCATAGAGATTTATTTGGTTTTACAGAACCGGGTTTGGCGAGAAAATTTTTACATATGTCTATACAAAGAAGAGATGTTACAGCAACAAGAGGAAAATATGTAGACCATTTCTTTAAAGGAGAAATTAGAGTAGGTGGAGATATGTTTCCATGGATTTGGGCTTTAGAGTATGGAGGAGATGTGCCATACTATGCTCCTAAAAAATATGATAAATCAAAAAAAAGAAGAGGTTGGAACGATACTTATACTGGTTCTTCACATTCTAGTAGAACAGAAATAGGTAAAGAAAATTTAGATATTCCTTTAGATATGTATGTACCAAAAGACCAATATGTACCACCAACATTTTTTATTTATAGAGCAGCTGAAAGAGCGGCTTTATCTATGAAAAAACATACAGAAGTTGAAAGCTACACAATTGGTGGTGAATCTGCTCAGTATTATAGAAACTGGATGAGGTTGGCAACTAAAAATCATAAATCTATGGCTGGAATATTAAGTGGAAAAAACAAATTAAGCTATAACACACCGGGAAGTTCACAAAATTATTTGAATACCTTTTATAGATTAGATGGTAGAGCTAAAGACACATTTAGCTACATGGAGCAAAGGATACCCGGACCAAGAGTTGAATATTCACATGGTAACTTTTATCATCCAGATTTAGCAGAAGCAATTGGAATCAAAAGAGTTCCAGAAGATTTTGCATTTAGTTTTAATATGCCTGTAAGAAAACAAGATAGTGAAGCAATACTTAAAAAAGCAGCAGATATATATGTTAGAAGAGGCGGTACTAATTCAACTACTGATGTTAATAAGAAATTTAAATCAAATGCTGTAGTTGAGGAAATAGCAAGAATGTTAAACTCACAACCGGGAAGAAAAAATACTATTGACGCAAACATAGCAGACGCTACAAGATATGTAAGAATGTTTGATAGATATAACAAAGCTAGAGGCAATGTGGGTTATAAATTTAGAAGAGCTGAATATTTAGACAAAGTCTATGATTTTGGTGCAAAGCGTCAAGGTAAGAGAATGATAATTACTCTACGAAAGAAATATGGAGGCAAAACAAATGCTCGTGCAGCTGAAATAGATAGAGATAAAAAAGATTCTCTAGCAAGGTCTGCTTGGTCTGCATTAGAAATAGATGACTTAATGAATGAAGTCATGGGAATGGATTTTTAATGATACAATACAATCACTATGGCTATTAAAAATGTAGGTGTTCACGGACACGCAGCAATGAACTTTCCACCAGACGCTGAAATTATTTTCAGAGAATGGGCTGTAAACAGTTCTATTATTACTGATGTTTGCGGAACTAGAATCGCAACTAGATTACCTCGTAATGCAGAATTACCTTTTTTAACATTTTTTAATAACGGTGGAAGTATGGTTAGTAATTTAAGTGACGCTGCTATTGGTTCAAGTTCTTTACAAATTAATGCTTTTGCAGGAAGGTGGGGAAGTGGAAGCTCTTCACAGCCTAATTACGCTAAAGCATATGAGCTAGCTAATGCAGTAGCAGAAGCAGCATTTAAAACTGGAAAGACAATAGTTCACACTGAAAGTTCTAACACAAAAGCAGTAATTTATGGTTTTGATGTTGTCCAATTACCAGAGAGGATAGAAGAGACTGACACTGGATTAGGACATTATCAGCTATCATTAAGTATGTATTATAGAGGAACATAATATGAAGAAGATAAAAGTTAAGATTAACCCTTTGTTAAACAAAAGCGTTGTTAGAGATACTATCAGCGGTATTGTTTTCAAAAGTGATTGGGTGGAAATACCGGTCGAAACTTGGGAGCGCCTTAAACCAAATAAATACAATCAAGGCGGAGAGCGCATATCCGTATTGATTGCAGATGATGAAGGTTACGAGGAAGAACCAATCGACGAATCAACAGAAGATGACAAAGACGCTGTTGAGGAGGTAGTGGAAGACTTCTTTATTGCTGAAGAAGAGTAACGACAAAGCAGAATCGACTTTTTATTAAGTCGGCAGAGCTCTGCTGATTAAGTATAAGTATAAGATATGTTAGGAGAAACAAATGAGTTTCAGTACAACAGGTACAATTAACGAAGTATTAATTGGTACAGGTGTTCTATATATCAAAGACCGTTCTACTTCTTCTCTTGCCTTTCCCGGAGATGACGGAGCAAACGCTTGGGATGACCCAACAGGACTAGCAGTTCCTTGGGACGAAGTAGGATATTCTGAAGACGGTTGGACTTTAGAAGTTGATAAAACTTTTGAAGATGTAATGGTCGCAGAAGAGCTAGACCCAATCAAATCATTGAAGTCAGCACAAGAAGTTAGACTTACAGGAGAAATGGCACAAGCCTCTCTTGATAACTTATCTGTCGCATTAGGCGGCGGTTCCGTTGCTGAAGATTCAGTGAACTATGCTAGTGGTTACTATAAATATGTACCACCAGTAACAGATGAGTTCACTGAGTATGCACTAGTTTTGCATACTGATGGTAAAGCAGGAAGCGATAGACAATTCCATATCCCTAGAGCAGTGAATGTAGGTTCATTCTCTATGGCACATCAAAAAGCTCCACAAAAAGTTACTTTGGCAACTGAGTTTAAATTACTCGTTCCAGATTCAACTTTAAATGTTGGCGCTGATAGTGCTGGAAATAACTATCTCTTCATAGTCGTTGAGAATAGAAACGATAGTGACGAATTAGATATCAACTAATTCAATTAATTTAGATAGGAGATACAAAAAGTGGTATTAAAAGACTTTGACGAGGCTTTAAAAGCCGACAAAAAAGAAGAGTTGCAGATTAAGGTAGCTGGGAAAGAATATACATTACCTGCTACCTTACCTGCACGAACAGTATTGGCTCAAATGAGATATGCTGAAGAAGAAACAGTTCCATTAGAAGTTATGCCAGACTGGATAGGTTCACTAGTAGGCAAAGAAAACTTTGACCAAATGCTAGAAGATGGAATATCTTGGGAACAGATGAATGAACTACTAGTTTATTTACTAGATTTTTATGGTTTATCAGCTGTTTCGGAAGCAATAGCAGGCGAGGGTGAAAACCAAGAAGAGGAAGAAGATAGCCCAAAATAGTTTGGACCTACGGAGATATATTAGAACTCTGGGGTCCTATTGAGGCAGACCTACTTCGCTTCTATCAAATACAAAAACCTTTGGATTTACATTGGTATAAATTTGTTAATTTAGTTTCATACATGCCTCAAGATGAATCTATATTTTACAGAATACTCAGCTCTAGGCAATTAGAAGTAACTGAAGATGGCAAATTAATTCAAAAAGACAAAGCAGTTGCTTATTCAGCAAAACAAATGCTTCGTAAGCAACATGGTCGAGATAATCGACCTAGACAGAAAGTAACTTTAGATGAGTTATTCGGAGATAATTTAGGAGCAAAAAAATAAATGTCTAGACAAAGTGCAAGTGGTGTACCTCCAATAATAATGGCCTTAAAGGTCGATATGGACGCCGCTAACTCTAAGTTAGCTAAAGAATTATCTAAAACCGCTAAGTCATTACAAGCTGGTTATTCAAGTATTGCTGGTGTAGCAACTGGAGCAGTTTTTGGTGCTGCTATAGGTGCAGCAGGTGCAATGGCTACAGCTTTACTATTTACTGTTGGAGCTGCTTCTAAGTTTGAAGATTCATTTGCAGGTATCAAGAAAACAGTAGACGCTAGTTCATCAGAGTTTGATAAACTACAAGGTTCAATAAGAACTCTTTCAACAGAAATTCCAATAGCAACTAGTCAATTAAATCAAATTGGTGAATTAGGTGGTCAGTTAGGTGTAGAATCATCTGGTCTTCCTATATTTATAGAAACTATTGCTAAATTAGGTGTAGCAACTAGACTCTCAACAGAAACAGCAGCTTTATCATTAGCTCGACTTCAAACAATTTTTCAATTACCAGAAACACAAGTTGCTAATTTAGCTTCATCATTAGTTGAACTTGGTAACAACTTCGCAGCTCTTGAAGATGAAATTTTATCTACATCACTTAGACTTGCAGCAGGTGCTAAAGTAGCTGGTGCAACAGTTGCAGATACTTTAGCAATTGCTACAGCTCTACAAGCAGTTGGTGTTCAATCACAAGCTGGTGGTACTGCTATGTCTCGTGTATTCCAAGCAATTACAGTAGCACTTCAAGGTGGAACACAAGAAATGAGAACTTTTGCTCAAGTTACTGGACTCGGTGTTGAAGGGTTTAGACAGTTAGCAACATCTGACCCTGCACAAGCTTTAAATGCTTTCTTAATCGGCTTACAAAAAGCTAAAGATGAAGGAAGAAACTTAATAAGTATATTAGAAGATTTAGGTCTAAAGCAACAAAGAACTATTAGAGCTCTTTTATCTGTTGCTGAGGCTGGAGACCTTTTATCTGAAACATTAGCTGTTGCTAATACTGAATATATTATTAACAATGCTTTGAATGAAGAAGCTGCAAAAAGATTCGAGACTTTAAAACAACAAACAAAATTAATGAAAAATGCTTTTGCAGAGCTAAGAACAGAAATCGGAATGCAATTTTTACCAGCTATGAAAAATATTGTTAATTTTTTTGGTGCTACTGCTGTAGGGATGGCAGAAACAGATAAATCTATAGACCAAGCTAGTACAGCTTTGAAAGTGTTTGTAGGTGTTGCAACAGTAGCCGGAACAGCAATAGGAGCTTCATTAGGTCAGTTAATTTCCATACAAGGTCTTGCTTTAAAAAATGGTCAAGGATTATTTGAAACAATTAGATTGCTAGCTAAAGGTGACGCAGTAACGGACGCAACTAAAGGAATGACAAGGTTTGCTAAAAGCTTATCGGGATTTCTGAGATTTGCAGGTAAAGCTTTAGGTCCTTTAGCATTATTAGGAATTGCTTTTGGTGTAAATGCAACTATGAATAGAAAAGCTCAACAAGAAGTTGATAGATATTCAAAATCTGTTCAAACTTTGATTCCTTTACAACAACAACTTCTTGAGAAAACAAATTTATACAAAGAATTAATTCAAGACAAAGATAACGAAAATATATTTAGACCTAATACTGCTGGTGCTAAAGCTTTAAAAGACCAAATAGAGTTAATTATCGCAGAAATTGAAAAATTAGAAAATGCTACTGCTACAAGTTTCTTAAACATAGGAAAAGGTTTGAGAAATCTTTCCTTAGAAGAAGGTAAAGAAGTACAAGAAGTATTTAGTAGTATTACAGAAACATTTGATGGTGAATTAGGTGGTCAGTTATTAATAGATTTTGCAAAAGAATTTAATATATCACAGGAAGAAGCACAAAAAATTATATCTCAAGGCCTTCTATCTACAGCTCAATTTATAACTTCAAAAGCTTTAACTGATGAAGACGCTTTTGACAAAGCAGCAGATGTATTTCGTACTTACACAACCGGTCTTATTTCTACAAATAAAAAATTAAAAAAAGTTAATGACGAACTTAAAACTGAACAAGACATAGCAACACAAAATATGGCAAATCAATCTTATATTTTAATGGACTTTGTAACTAGAATGGACAGATTATCTGGTGCTGAAACTGATATGTTAAGGGATAGTATGAAAGCAACTCTTGAAGCATACAATGATATAGCAGGACAAGTTGGAAGTGGTTTAGAAAAAATTCCGGAAATAGTTTTCTTTACCGACCCAGAAGCTCAAATAAAAGTATTTAAAGTACTCAATGGAGAAATAGATGAAGTCGCAGATAGTACTTTAGCTGCCTCACAATCTGCTGATGATTTGGTAAATAAATTTAATGAAGCATTAAGTCCTTTAAGAGAAATGAAAGATTTACTAGAAGACATTGCAGACCCAGAATTAATAAGCATGGATTCTATTGAGGGTGGTGTTAAAAAAGCACAAGAGCTAGAACAAGTTCTTGAATTAGGAGTATTTAGATTATTAGAAGAAGGTTATCCTGCTTTAGCTTTGAGTTTTGCTGAAGGCGGTATAGAAGCAGAGAATTTAGGTAAATTAATAACAATACTGAACTCTGGTATAGCAGAAAATGCAGGATTATTAAAGACAATGGAAGAGGGTTTAATAGATTCTAATGAAGAATTAGGTTACCTAACTTCTATGCAGTCAGATACAATCGGTAAAGTAACTACAGATTTAAGAGAACAATATGGTTTAACCAAAAGTACTCTTTCTCTAAAAGAGCAACAGGCAGTTATAGATAAAGTTTCATTGTCAAGACAAAAAGAAGTAAAAAATGAAAATAAAAGTATGTTGTCTATTGCCAGAGAGATTGTAAATATGGCTAGAGCTGAAAGAGACGCAAGAGCTGAAATAAAAGAAATGAATGATGACATTGCAGCTTTATCTGCTGATTTAGTTTATGACAATATAACTATAACTAATACAATGAGAGACCAATTAGAAATTGACATTGCAAAAGCTGAACTTGATAAAGCTATAGCAGAATATGGTAGAGAAGATGTAGTAACTAAATCTGAAAAATTAAGTTTATTACAAATGGAATTAAATCTTACAAAAATGAACGATAAATTGTCTCAACAAATAACAGCTAGAGAGCAAAAATCTATTAGAGATAAACAGAAAGAAATTAAATTTTTAGAAATGGCTGTAGAGCAGGGTGTTGTAGAACAATTAGATTTAGATGTTGCTCGTGAAGAATTAGCTGAATTAACAAAACCAATGTCAGCTGTTGAAAAAGAAATATTACAAATACAAAAAGAATTAGCACAAGCAGAACTAGAAATAGCTAAAGAAAGAGCAAAGGGTTTGGCTCCCGAAATAATATCTGCTATTGAAAATTATAATAAAGCACTTGATGTAACTGCTGATAGAAATGAAGAAATTAAAGATAAACAACAAGAATTATCGGACGCAACTGTTGACTTAAATTTTGATTTAGCAGAAAATGCTGAAAGATATGATGAGATAGCTGCTAAATTTCCTAATTTCAAAGACCAAGTATTAGAAATTGCTGAAATGGTTGGAATACCAAGTGAAATGTTAACTGCCGCTTTAGATTCTATGGATAAATCAGTTACTCAATTTATCAATTATGTAGATTACGCAAGACAATTTAGGGATAAAGTTATAACCGGTGAAGCCGGTGGAGCAGATTGGACACAATCTCAAGAAGGTATCCAAAGTTGGAAGGACTCTGACGCTTATAGAAGTATATATAATGGATATAAGCCGGGCGATAGAAGTAAACCACCTCCAATAGACCCAAATATAATACCTCCTAGTGGTCCAAGCGAACCAGACAAACCAAAAGAGCCTTGGTGGATGAAAGCTTCTAGATGGATTACAGACCCTTCATCAAGAAATATTCCAAAAATTGATTTTGGTAATGTAGCAGGAGGTGTTAAATTTCCTATACTTGGTTTTGGAGATAGATTTAATGAAAATTATGCAAATGCTCCAGTTGGACCTATTACTAAAAAAATTAGAGAAGAAGGATTTTTTAAAGGAATATTTGGAGATACTAAATATAAAAGTAATGACCCAAGTTATATAGGACTTACAGACTTAGCTAAAGAATATATATTAAATCCTATAGGGGAAGCAGCTACCAGTGTTGACTGGAACAGAGTATTGGATATACAAAACACTTATATGGGTAAAGCGTATGGAGGTAATGTTCCTGTAGGTCAATCGTCTATTGTTGGAGAAATGGGTCCAGAAGTTATTATGGCTACACCGGGTGGAACATCTGTATTTTCTAATAAAACCGGAGGTGGCTATGGAGGTATTACAGTAGAGAATATGAATGTTAATATTACAGGACTTCCTGCTGACCCAATATCTGCAAGAAAAGCTGCTATTAATATAAGAAAAGAATTAACAAAGCTTGAAAAAGAAGGTAATGCTGGAACAGGTTTAAGGAATAGATAATGTCTGATAACAAATACAAAGAATACTTAAAACCTTGTAAATCAGAATATGCTTGTGGTAATTACATTTATAAAAATAGTTATGATGAGTGCGAAACCTGTAAAAATAAGGATATGTGCTAATGGCTAATACACATCAAGTTACTATTGGACATTTAAGTTTTACTTCCCCTAGTAATTTAAACTTTCAAACAGACCCAACAACTAGAAACTACAATTTATCTGGAACAATAGCTCATACATCTGATAATAAATTGGATTTAGATGAAGTTAAATATATTAGAGATGAACTTTCTTCAATGGCTAATTATGGAATATTTTACCCTTTAACTTATACAGGAGATAGCTCACTTAAAGGATATTGTAAAATTGAAAATGCTAGCGTAGATATTACAAGATATGGTGGTGCTGGTGTTAAATATAATATATCCGGTACATGGTTAGGAAATCCCGGAGAAATAAGATTTGAATCACAATTCTCTGGTGCGTTATTAGATAATGACCATAGTATTACTTCTACTACTTCTCAATTTTTTGCTATACCAGAACAAGCATATTCAGTCCATATACCTACTGTAGGAACTGGTTCAACTCCAAATGTTGAAACTAGAATTGCTAGCTACGGAGAAGGAACAATTAACTTAAATTACTTTAGTGGTTCAAACATAAGAACAGACAATGTTGAATTTGAGTGTAACCCTATAGATTATTTAAAAGGCGCAGTAAAGGTTTCTACTAATGGAAAAGTTAGAAATGGTTTGTTAAGTCCTAATGATAATGTTGACCAAGCTGTTATTGAAAATGGATTAGTAAAGTTTGAGTTAACAAACAGTAATACAGAATCAAGATTCACAATATCACTTTGGGATAGTGATGATTGGAGAAGTGTAAAAGAGTTTGCCGTATCTAAAGGTACATCACAAACAGAATGGTTAGGTTGGAATACAGTACAGATTATTAAAAACTATGCTGAGTGTGCAACATTAAGATTTACTTCACAAGCAAACAATGATGGTAGTGGTAGGTTGACATTCGATGTTTCTCTAAGAAGAGGGTCAAGATACTTTAGCTTGATTGTTCATTCTTACGGAAATGCTGACGAAATTAGAATACAGAGAACAACCACAGAAGCATGTAGTTCTGGTACAGGTTATATTGTATCTTCTACAAATGATTCAGAAGGAAACTTCTTTATTCTTGGTTCGCCTAACACCTTTAGCGAAGATTTAACTGAAGGTGGAATTTACCTTACTGCTACACAAATGAAGGCATTTATAGGTTTTTGTTTTGACGGAACTTCTGCTGCTGGAGAAAATACTGCGGATAAAATGAGAGACGCATATTTTGATTATTTGTATGAGCATGTAAGGGTAATTCGTTCATGAGTGTAAATGAAAAATTAATGACTCCCGGCACATTTAATGTGCTATTAAATTTAGAAACAACACCAAACTCTGTTGTCAATACTATTGAGCCATGGGGTAACATAGTTTTTACTCCTACAAGAATATCTCCAGAGGAATTTACTGACGCACAAATTCGTGATATGGCTAGGTATGTAGGTATTATAACTTCTCAAGAAATTGGAGAAGAAGGTATAGACATAAGCGGTCAAGGAATACTTGCATATTTAGGTGATAGTGATTCTCGCGGTATGGTTCTTGCAAGAAATGCAGGTGTAGGTGCTGTAAGAAGTTATGTTAATGACACATTAGATGATGTTATTGATAGAAATACTTCTACTCCTTATGGAATACTAAGAGATGAAGAAGCTAATCAAAGAGCTGTAAGAAAAGGTACAGTAACTGAAGTTGATTTTGATACAACAGTATTATTACTTAACTTTGAAGGTACTGATGGAGATACTACAACTACTGATGGTTCTCAATATACACAAAATCAAATAATTACATTTTTAGGAACATCTGATATATCTAGTGACCAATCAAAGTATGGAAGTACAAGTCTTAACTTATCAACTGATGGATATGTAACAGTTGCTGATAGACCAGAATTAGATTTAACATTTAGAGATTTTACAATTGAATGGTGGGAATATAGAACATCTTCTAGTGGTAATGCTACTGTTATTGCTAGAAATAATGACACTTATTCTCCTTGGATAGCGGGTAAATTAGTTAGCGGTAATAATACATTTCTTGCAACACATGACGGAGATGGTTATAACGAATCAGAAGACTTGAATATAAGCATGGGTTCTATTGACCTAAATCAATGGAATCATTTTGCTGTATCTCGTCAAGGCGGAAAATTTAGAACATTTAAAAATGGTGTTAAAGTTTCAGAAGCAACTAGAGATGAGCTTTACATAAGAGTTACTTCTGAATCTCTGCAAATTGGTAAAGGACAGAATGGTAACTATTTTGAAGGGTATTTAGATGGTTTAGCAATTACTAGAGGTGCTACTAAGTACTGGGAAGACTTTACACCAAGTGTTACTGCTCCCACAGCACAGACTGGTGCTAAAACTTATACTGGTAAACATTATATGGAATCTGCATATAAGGCTATAAAAGATGTTTGTGTAGCTTTAGGTGCAGAGTTTAAAATGAACAATGACGGAACTATCGATGTAGGTCCACCTTCTGCTTTATTTACGGGACATGAAAACAATACACCAGAAGGAATGATTGTTAGAGATTTATCTGGTGCTGACCCACAAATAAAAGGTTATTCTGGAATAGATTTAAGTACAGAGTTTAACGCAGAAGATTATGTAAGCCGTGTAGAACTTATAGCCTCTAACTATGGTGTAGAAATAAACTTAGGTCAAGCAGACGCTAAAAGTATACCTTATAAAGATTTGTTTGGTAATACATTAGAGAGAATACAGATACTATCTGAAAATGATGTACCAGATTCTCTAAGAGATATAAGAGCAGAAGCATACTTAAATGAATACAATAAAATACAAAAAACTTTAAATGTAGGTTTAGAAGATTATGATGTCTCTGGAGATATTGGTGTAGGAGATATTATCTTTGTGTGGGACCCAGATGTAGGATTTGAAGATACAGACAATGACGCTAATTTAGAAAACAGAGATAAACACGAAATAACTTATCAAGGTCAAATATTACATCCAATAAAAATTAGAGTTATGGGACTTAGCTTTCCTATAACAGATGAGATGGGTGTGTTCTATAGAGATGGTGATGGTAACTATACAGACTTAACAGACTATGTAGAGTTTGAAGTTGGCGTAACACAAATAGAAGTAGGTTCTACCACAAGAAATATAAACGAAGATTTAAGAGGCTCTGGTTCAATAATTGCAGTTGGTGGTACTAATGAATTTACAGTACCAGACGCACCAACAAATTTTTCTGCTGCAACTGGTACTTATCAAGATGGAACTGGTAGACCTTTTGCATTTGCTAAGTTAAGTTGGGAACAACCTACTAACACTGATGGTTCAAGAATTACTGATGGAAATATGTATCGCGTAAGATACAGACAGGTAACTGATAGTGATGGTAATAACTTAATTGACCAAAACGATAATCAAGTTACTGACTATGAATACTTAACAGTAGAGTTTGGAACTACATCTGTAGTTATAAAAGGTTTAGGTTCTCAAAACACTTATGAGTTTGGAGTAGCTGCAATTGATAACTCTGGATTCTCTGGAGGATTTAGTGTGCTATCAGCAGTAGCTATGCCGGCAGACGCAACTGTCCCACCAGAACCATTGCCTCCAACAGGTACTTATGGAACTGTTGCTGGTAATCCAACTCGTGTACAGATACAACATAACTTAGGTGCAGCTAAAGACTCAGATGGAAACCCTATTGCTAACCCTACAAACTTTTCTCTACCAGTAGATATTGACCACTTAAATGTTTATCGTGGTCTTACATCAGATTTTACAATTAGTTCTAGTAATTTAGTAGGACAAATAGAAGCAAAGTCAGCACATGTTACTTTAGGAATACCAGCTATTGGTGATTTCCCTTCATCAACAGAAGGTGTTGCATATTATAAAGTAACAGCAGTTGATGTTGCTGGTAACGAATCAGACCCTTCTACAGCAGGTCAAGTAACAGAGGTTTTGATTAATACACAATTTATATCTAACGCTGCTATTACAAGTGCAAAAATAGAAGACTTAGCAGTTACAAATGCAAAGATAAATGATTTATCTGCTGGAAAAATTACAGCAGGAACTATTAGTGGTGAAGAAATAATAATAGATACAGATAGTAGTGACCCACTAAACCCTGTACTCGGAACAATAAGAAGTGATAACTATGTTAATGGTACAGCAGGTTGGATAATTAAATCTGATGGAACAGTTGAGTTCGAGGGTGGAGAGTTCCGTGGTACACTAAGAGCTGGGGAGATACACATAGGATAATGGCAGTAGCAGACGGATTTCATGTAGATATCTATGGAAACCTTTGGTTAGGTTCTGATAGAGAAACTTTTGACGCAACAACTCGTTCAGAAGCACCTTTTTATGTTTATGCAAATGGTAACATGGTTGCTAATTCTGGTACTTTTGCAGGTACACTATCTTCTGGAATTTCTATATCTGCTCCAGTAATAACTGGTGGAAGTATAAACATCGGTAATGGTACATTTCAAGTAGATTCATCTGGTAACTTAACAGCTACATCTGCAAATATTTCCGGTTATATAAACGCTGGTGGTGCTGCTAATGATATTAATAATAATTCTACTCAAATAAATGGTGGAAGAATACAAGCAAACACTTTAGATGTAAATAGTGTTATTACAAATGATTTAGATTTTAATAACTTATCAATAAATTCACAAAACATTATAGATACACTTGTTGATAACGCAATATTAGACAAAATAACTAATGGAGCTATACCAGACACTAAATTAGGAAACATAAGTGCAAATAAAATAACTGCTGGAACTATGTCTGCTGACAGAATATCTGGTGGAAGTATAAATGCAAATATTATTACTGGAGTTGCTAGTCTTACTGGATTAAATGTTACAGCGGACGGTATTGGTGTAGTTGGTGGAATAGCTATGAACAATGGAAACTTGAGTCAAGCAAACGATATTTCTGCTAATGGAACAATTTCTGGTGGAACTATAACTGGCAGTTCGATATCTGGTGGTACAGTAAGTGGTACTACAGGTTCATTTTCTAGTACAGTTACTGGTTCACAGTTTAAATCTAACTCAAACAGTTCAGTTGTAGGTTTTGGTTCTACACAAGTATACCTAAGAGGTGGTGGCGGCACAGACTTTGAAGCTGGAGGTATAAATGTTAGTTATCATACATTGAGACCATCTTCAGATAATGTTTATGACTTAGGTTCTATATCGTATAGATGGGATGATGTAAGAGCAACTAACCCAACTATACAAACTTCTGACATAAATCTTAAAGAAAATATTGTTACTACAGATTTAGGTTTAGATTTTGTAAACGATTTAACACCTATAGAATTTACTTGGCGTTCCTTTGGAGGTGGCATAGAAGATGGAGAAGAAGTTGCAGCAGCCCCAGCAGGCACTAGAACACACTTAGGATTTTCTGCACAAGATATAAAAGAAAAATTAATTACTCATAAAGGTGCTGACCAAAATATAGCTGTATATACAGAATCACAATATGACGAAGATTTTGATTCAGAAACTATGACTAATGAATTTGGACTAAGAACAGCAGAGCTTATCCCAGTGTTGGTAAAAGCAGTACAAGAACTAAGCACACAGATTTCAGATTTGACTGCTAGAATCGAAGCGTTGGAGGAATAATGGCTGAAGAAGTAAAAAAAACAAAACCAAAACAAAACAAAGAAGTTTTTGAATATAAATTAATGAGCCATGGAGATAAATTATCTTTACTACTTGAAGGTATGTATGAACTAGAACAAGCTTTGTTTAATCACAATATTAATAGATTAGATGAAAAACATTCTGAATATCCAGCATGGAAAGCAACTAATGATGAATTAGAAGCAGAGGTATACAGATTAAGATATATATATGAAAAAATGGGAGGCGGATGGGATAATACTCAAGAATATGATGAGTATGGAGAACCTGTCTAATGGCCCAAGTAACACATTCTGATTTAACACTGGAGATGGCGACTGACCCATCTTATACATATACATTTGAAGGATATCAAGCAAGTAACTACATAGTAAGTATTGAATCTCTTAATGACATTCTTTATTTAGACGGTAAATCAATATTTTCTGATGGTGCTTTATCAATAGGTACAACTAATAGCAATCCTGTATATTTAGGCGCTGATTCTACTGAATACTTAAAAATAGAAACAGACGGAAAGATAAACTTTCTTTCTGGAAAAATGTCCATAAATGGAGATACCGGTACTGTTGGTCAATTCTTACAAACTGATGGTAATGGAAATATTTCATGGGAAACTATGGATTACACCCAGAATGCTTTTAGTAACATAGCAGTATCTGGTGAAGTTACAGTAACAGCAGATAACACAGAAGATACTTTAACTCTTGTAGCTGGCTCTGGTATAGATATATCAACTTCTGGTAATAATATAACAATTGCTAGCGATAGTACAGCACACAACACATTCAAATATATGGATGTTATTGCTGGTGCTGGTCAAGCTAGTGGTAGTACCATTGAAGCTGACAATCAAAATGACACTCTTACATTTGTAGCTGGTCAAGGAATAGACTTAGACTTTAACACACAAAATGACAGAATAACTATATCGTCTGTACAAGTAGGTGAATCAAATCAAAATGCGTTGTCTAACATTGCAGTGTCTGGACAAAGTACAATTACATCTAGTTCTCAAACAGATAGTATTGAATTAGCTACTTCTACAGATAGAAATAAATTAGAGATTACTACAGATACATCATCTAATACTGTGAATCTAAAAGCTGTCTTACCAAGAACTTTAAGTATGAGTGGTAGAATACCAACAAGGCTAAGTGACGGTACACTATCTGGAATGCCTGTTAAAAACCACTTTGTCAACCGTACAGTATCTGGTGCAGAAGTAAGTGGTGGAGGTACATCCGTAGGTTTTAGTACTCGAGCTGTTGTTTGTAATGAAGCTGATGGAACTATTCATAAAGTAACAATGCCGGCTTCAAATAACAATAGTCTTTTATTTACATTAACAGAAGCAGACGGAAGCACACAGCAAGAGTTTGAAATAGATATGGCAGAAAGCAATATATAAATGGCAGTAAAATCCCCAATTAGGTATGTGTTCGATGGCGATGGTAATATTGTCGAATTTTCCGAGTTTCAAGCCGCAGATTTTATAGGAATATCAGATGGTGGTACTGGAGCTACAACAGCTCTAGGTGCTTCACAAGCTTTAGGTTTAGAAGTTGGTGTAGATGTTCAAGCCTATGATATAAATTTAGACCAATTAGCTGCTTTAAATCCAACAGATTCAAACTTTATTGTTGGTAACGGTTCAGAGTGGGTAGTAGAATCTGGCTCTACAGTAAGAGATTCTTTAGGTTTAGGAACATCTGATGATGTTCAATTCAACACAATACTTACATCAAACTTAACAGTTAGTGGTCCTTCTATAGCATTAGAGGGAGCTACAGATGACGCTTTTGAAACTACTTTATTAGTTACAGACCCAACTGCCGATAGAACAATTACTTTTCCAGACGCAACAGGAACTGTATTATTAGATAGCCTTGCACAAACTATAACAAACAAAACTATTGACTACGACGATAACACTATACAAGATTTTGAATTAGGTGCATTTAAAGCCTCTGTCATTGTTACTGAAGCAGAAGGTATTGGCTCTAACGATAGTGATACACAAATTGCAACTACTGCCGCAATCATTGATTATGTAGGAGCACAACTTACACTTGAAGACTTAGACTTTGCAGGTGATACAGGAACCGGTGCAGTTGATTTAGACAGTCAATCGCTTACTATTGCTGGAACTGCAAACGAAATAGAAACTAGTGCTAGTGGTCAGACTTTGACAATTGGTTTACCAGATGATGTAACCATAACAAACAACTTAACAGTAGATGGAACTTTTTATTCAGATGATATAACTGCCGCTTCTATTAGTGCTACTGGTGATGTAACTATTACAGGAAACCTTACAGTTCAAGGTAGTACTACATCAGTTGAATCTAACACAGTTACTATAGGTGACGCAATACTAGAACTTAATGCAGATGAAACTGGAGCGCCTAGTGCGAATGCTGGTTTAACTGTAAACAGAGGAACAAGTACTAATGTAGATTTACTTTGGGACGAAGCTAATGATAGATGGACAGTTGGAGCTTACGACTTTGTAGCCGCTAACTTTATCGGAGATTTGACAGGAACAGCTGATGTAGCTGACGCTTTGTCATCTGCGGTAACGGTAGAGCTTACAGGAGATGTAACTGGTTCTGCAACATTTACAAATGCTGGAGATACTGCAAGTATTGCAGCAACTATACAAGCTAATAGTGTTGCTTTAGGAACTGATACAACTGGTAACTATGTAGAAGATATTTCTGCTGGAGATGGTCTTTCTACTACTGGTACAGCGAGCGAAGGTCAAACACCAACTCTTTCTGTAAATGTAGATGATAGCTCTATAGAAATAGATACAGATATATTACAAGTTAAAGCTCTTGGTGTTACAAATGCCATGCTTGCTGGTTCTATAGAAAATGCAAAACTTACAAATAGTAAAGTTGTTATAACTGATGGCACAACACCATCTGACTTAAACTTGGGAGATACCCTAACATTCACTGGTGGCACTGGTGTAACAATAACCAATACTGCAAATACATTAGATGTTAGTTTTGACGCTGCTGAAGTAAAAGCAGACTTAGACGAATATGCACAAGATGCAGTTATAGATGCTTTAACTTCTGGAACTCAAACAAGAATTACTGTTGGTTATGATGATAATGGCGATTCAATAAGCTTAACTGTTGATGATGACCTAGCAAACTACGACAACACAAATACAGCCTTTATAGACCTAACAGACTTATCAGTAGCAACTGGTTCTGGTCTTACTTATAATTCTGCAACTGGAGAGTTTGGAACTTCTGCAATACCTAACTCACAACTTGAAAATAGTTCTGTAACTATTAATGCTAATGCTCTATCACTTGGTGGAACATTAACATTAGTTACAGATGATATTCAAGAAGATGGTTCACCAACTAATCTTTGGTACACAGACGCAAGGGTCGGAACTTACCTTACAGCTAATAGCTACGCTACAGAAACTTATGTTGATAACGCAGTAGCATCTGAAAACGAAATAAGCGAAATGAATGATGTTACTTTAACATCTTTAGCTTCTGGAGAATATTTAAGATATAACGGAACTGCTTGGGTTAATTCAACACTCAATGCTGATATAGATGCAAGAGTTACAAAAACATTTATAGATGCTCTTAATGTAGATGCAGATACTTTAGATGGTATTGACAGTACAGGATTTGCTACATCAGCACAAGGAACATTAGCTGATAGTGCTTTACAATCTGGCGATAATATTACAGAGCTTACTAATAATGCTAACTATATAGATTTAACAGACATATCAGTAACAGATAGTGGCGGTGATGGTTCTTTAAGTTACGACAACACAACAGGTGTTATTACTTATACAGGACCAAGCCAAGCTGAAGTATTAGCACACATATCTGGAGGAACTGGTATTACAGTTTCTGGTGCAGGTGTTATAGCTACAACAATTACACAGTACGCTGATTCAGATGTCGAGGCATATTTATCTGGTGGAACAGGTGTTAGTTTCTCCTCTGGTGTTATATCAATAGGACAAGCAGTAGGAACAACTGACAATGTAACATTTAATAATGTAACTGTTGATGGAGTATTGAACTCTGATGACATAACAGCTACAACTATGACAGTTTCTAATGACCTAGTTGTAACCGGAGATTTAACAGTACAAGGAACAACTACAACACTAAATACTGACACAGTTTCTACTGAAGAAAACATGATTAAGTTAGCTAGTGGAAACACTGGTAACTCAACTGATATTGGTATATACGGTAAAGTTGTTCAATCTTCAACAACTAAATATGTAGGTTTACATTGGGACCCGGGTGTAGGTCAAAATAAATTTAAATTATTTGATAGCTTAACTGTAGAACCAACAGGTACTGTAGATACAGCAGATGCTTCTTATACAAAAGCTACATTAGTAGCAAACATTGAAGGTGATGTAACTGGTGCTTTAACTGGTAATGCAGATACAGCAACTTCTTTAGCTTCTGGGCAAAACTTCTCTTTAACTGGAGATGTAACCGCAACAGCAATTAGCTTTGATGGTACAGGTGCAGTAGCTTTATCTACAACTGTTACTGAAAGTGCTGTTACACAACACGAAGCTGCACTTACAATTACAGAAAGTCAGATATCCGACTTACAATCTTACTTAACTGCTGAAACAAATGATTTAACATCTGCTGTAACTTGGGCTAATGTTCCAGACGCTAACATTACACAAAGTTCTGTAACTCAACATCAAGCTGCTTTAGCAATAAACGAATCTCAAATAACATTCACAAGCAATTTCTTAGAAAACTTAGTAGAAGACTTAACACCTCAATTAGGTGGAACTCTTGATGCTAACGGTAACACTATTGATATGGGTGTTAATGTTATTACCGATACAAAAGTCGGTCAATGGGATACAGCTTATGGTTGGGGAGACCATTCACTAGCAGGCTACTTAACCTCAGAAACATCTCATGCAGATGTTTTAGTAGATGGAGATTTTACAACTGCTGGAATTATGGCTACAGATGGTTCTGGTACTTACAGCATTGTTACAGACAATTCTACAAATTGGAATACAGCTTACTCTTGGGGAGACCATTCAGCTGCTGGATACTTAACAAGTTTTACAGAAACTAACGATTTAACTGCCGCAGTTACTTGGGCAAATGTACCAGATGCAAATATTACTGAAAGCTCTGTAACTCAACACGAAGCAGCTTTAAGTATTACAGAGTCACAAATTTCTGACTTAGGTAGCTATATAACTGCTACATCTAGTGATACTTTAACTAATAAAACAATAAACTTTGAAGACAATACTGCAATCATAGAATTTGCAGTTACTGTATCTAATCCGGGTGCTGGTAATAAATACTACTTAGATGGAGAATTATCAGCAAACATACAGCTTATTCCGGGTGTTACTTATAGATTTGACCAATCTGATTCAAGCAACTCAACACATCCATTAGTATTTTCTACTACATCAGAAAGTGCTGGTGTAACTTCTTATACAACAGGTGTAACACAAGTCGGTACACCGGGTTCTGCTGGTGCATATACACAAATTGTTGTAGATGGTGCCACAGCAGATAAACTTTATTATTATTGTTCTTCTCATTCTGGAATGGGTGGAGGAATTGTTTCTATACAAGGAAGTAGTTTTGTAGCAGGTACTGGAATATCAATATCTGGAGAAACAATATCTTCAACCATTACTCAATATGCAGATTCAGATGTTGAAGCGTATTTAAGTGGTGGTACTGGAGTAACATTCTCAAGCGGTGTTATAAGCATAGGACAAGCTGTAGGAACTTCAGACAATGTAACCTTTAACGATGTAACAGTTTCTGGAGACTTGATTGTTTCTGGAACAACTACAACTATAAACACTGAAACAATTGAATTAGCTGACAACATAATTGTGTTTAATTCAAATGCAACAGGTTCTGCTTCTCAAGATGCAGGAATAGAAATAGAGCGTGGAGATGACGCTAACAAGACTTTAATTTGGAATGAAACAGACGATAAATGGACTGTTGGTTCTGAGACATTTGTAGCAGGGACTTTTGAAGGTAACTTAACAGGAGATGTAACAGGAGATGTTGATGGTGCAATAATACTATCTGGTAAGAATGAAACAGGTTCTACAATTGGTGCAGGTGTACCAGTTTATATATCTGGACAATCTGGTTCTGGAACAGAATTTACAGTAGCACCAGCAGATGCAGATGGTTCTGGAACAATGCCAGCAATTGGTATAACAACTGCTTCAGCTAATAATAACGCAGCAGTATCAATATTAACTTTTGGTAAATTTGTAGGTTTAGATACTTCCTCGTTCTCAGTTGGAGATTCTCTTTATGTATCAACTTCTGGAACTTTAGTTAACACTCCTCCTACAGGAGAAAGTTCTTTACTTCAAAAAATCGCAAAGGTAACAAGAAGTCACGCATCAGATGGTGCAATATTTGTTCAAGGTGCTGGTAGAAGTAATGCAGTACCAAACTTAGATGATGGAGATATTTTTATAGGTAATGCTTCTAATCAAGCAGTTAGTGCAAGTTTCAATACAACAGTTGACGGATATTTAAGTGGCGGAACAGGAATTGATTATACTTCTGGAACAATATCTGTAGATTCAACAGCTATTACAGGACAATCTGCTTTAGCTGGTTCTGTAGATACTGCAAATGATTTTGTACTCCTTTATGATGATTCAAGCACTTCTTTAACTAAAGTTGATGTCGCTACATTATTAGCTAGTGCAGGAAGTGGTAGCTTTAATGACTTTAATTTAACAGCAGATACAGGTACACCAGAAGTTGTAGCTGATGGTAATACAGTAACTATTGCTGGAGGAACTGGTATAGATACTGTTGTAAGCACAACTGACACAGTTACAGTATCTATAGACAATACAGTTATAACAACTTCTTCTTCAATAGGTGATTTATCAGATGTTGATATTACAACTTCTGCTCCTACTGATGGACAAGCACTTGTATGGAATGCTTCTAATAGTGAATTTGAACCGGGAACAGTAGCTTCATCTACAAACTATTTCCAAACAATAGCAGTTTCTGGACAATCAGATGTTGTTCCAGACAGCACAACTGATACTCTTAACTTTGCAGCTGGTTCAAACATAACAATAACAACTGATGCTTCAACAGATACAATTACAATTGCTTCTACAGATACAAATACACAACTTACTCAAGAACAAGTAGAAGACTTTGTTGATGGATTAATAGTTGCTGGTGCAAACATTACAAAGACCTATGATGATAATGCAGGAACTCTTACTATTGCAGCAACTGGTGGTGCAGCAAACGCTTTCTCAACCTTAGCAGTTGCTGGACAATCAAATGTTGTAGCTGATTCTGAAACAGATACCTTAACACTTACAGCTGGAACTGGTATGACAATAACTACAGATGCAAGTACAGATACAATTACTTTTACATCTGCTGGTGGTGGTGGAGGAAGTCTTCCAGTTATACTTGCTGGTTCTACTTCTGACCCTATAACATTATCAGATATAACAGTAGCTGGTGCAATACCATTTACATCTTTTGATGGAACTACAGACAATATTCAACTAGGTTCCACACAAACAGCAGTTACAACTTTTGCTGATAATGATGCTGATACATCTATAGAATTAGAAAGAACATCTGATGATGACACAGTTTATATAAAAGCTGGTGGTACAGATGTTGTAACAGCAACAAGTTCTGGTGTAACAATAACTAACTTAACTGTTACTGGAACAACTACACAAGCTAATGAATTAAAGATTACGGATACATTATTTGAATTAAACGCTGATGGTGGTTCATTAACTACTGATGCTGGAATGATTATCGAAAGAGGTTCTACTGGAGATAATGCAGCATTTATTTGGGATGAATCAGCAGATGCTTTCGTTGTAGGTACAACTGCAACAGATGGTTCTGCTGCAACAAACCTTACAGTTACTGAAGCAACTCTTAAAGCTGCTACTCAATCACAAGGTGATAACTCAACTAATGTAGCTACTACAGCTTATGTAGATACAGCAACTGCTGGTATTAGTTCTGATACTGTTACAGACGCAGATGGAGATACTTTAATAGAAGTAGAAAACTCTGATGCTGATGAAATAGTTATGACTACTGCTGGTCAAGAAAGACTTAAAGTAGATAACAATGTTTCTATGTCAGCTAGAGGTGGTTTCTTTACACATCAATTAACAATGGATTCAAATGAAACATTTACAATCGCTTCAACAGAAGGAACTGTTGCTGCTGGTCCTTTAGATATACAAGGAACTGTAGATGTTCAAGGAAGTTTAGTAGTATTATAAAGAGATAATGATGAAAGATTTAGATTATAATGAGATAGAGAAAAGTCTGGACGAGTATGTCAATAGTCCTTATGACCCAGAAAATTATTTCTTTAAACCAGAGGGAACAGAGTGATTTATTTAACAAAAACGAGTGAGGAAGTATGAGCGAAATAAAAGTTGATACAATCTCAGAATCTACTGGTAGCAATGGTGTTCGTTTAGGACATGCTATTGTTGAAAAGCAAAATGCTGTGAGTGTTACTTCTAACACTTTAGGCATTGATGCTTCAGATGGTGGATTATACACAGTAACAGTTGATGCCAATATATCTACATTTAATATTACAAATATGGTATCTGGACAAGCTATTACTGTTATATTCACTAATGACGGAACTGGTGGATATACTGTAACTACTAGCGTTTCAGTTAATGGTGCTTCAGCCTCAGCAATTAAAACTGCTGGTGGTGTTGGATGGACTATGACAACAACTGCAAGTGCAATAGATATAGTTACATTTGTCTGGGATGGTACAAATCTTTATGCAGTAGCACAACAAGCGTGGAGTTAGTATGACTTTAGGTTTAATGAGAGCTGGACTTCTTGGAGGAGTTGCAGACTTAGGCAAATTAGAATTAATTGAAACTCAAACTATATCTAGTGCTTTTGCAGATTTTGAAAGTTTAGGAAGTTATAATGTTCATTTATTTCAACTTAGTAATGTAAAACCTACTACAACAGCAAACATTGGTTTGAGATTATCAAATGATGGTGGAAGTTCTTATATTTCTAGTGGTTATCAATATGCTTGGCAGAGAGGACAGAGTAGTGGCTCTTTTGATGAAATAAAATCTACATCAAGAGACAGAATAATTATTGCAGGAGATGCTACAACTACTGGAAGTTTCAATTTGTATATTTATGCTTATAACTTGTTGGACAGTTCAAAATATTCTTTTTTTACTTTTCAAGGAACTTCTGTTAATTCAACAAGTACTAATTATATTATGAATTTTGGTAGTGGAGTTAAACCAACTGCTGAAACTCATAATGGAGTGAGATTTGGAGAATTGAGTTTTAGTGCTTTAGCAAGTGGCACTATATCCCTATATGGAATTGCAGAAAGTTAGATTATGGCAGGTAATTTAGAATTTATAAAATCTGCTAGTGGAACTTCTGTTAGTTCATTATCAGTAACAGATTGTTTTAGTGCTGATTATGATGTTTATTTTGTATCAATTACTAAAGCAGATTTAACTTCACAATCTTGGGGTATTGGATTTAGATATTTAGATACAGGTGGAAGTGAAGTAAGTAGTGCAATATATGATGAAGCAACACTTGTCTTGTTAAGCTATGCAGCTTTTTCTGAGGATAAATTAACAAATGCTACTAAGCAAACAAGATTTTCTTATTTTACTACATCTACATCAGTTGGAACAGGAGTTGGGTTTTATGTATTTAATCCTTATGACAGTTCAAGTTATACATTTTCACAGGGGCAAAGTTCAGCAGTAGGTAATTCTGGTTTAGTTGGTACAAAAGTTATTGGTGTCTGCAAACAATCAGCAACTCATACAGGTTTAAAATTTTTACCAGACCTTGGAACTTATGACAATATAACAGTTAATGTATATGGAGTTAAATAATGGCAGGTAGCTTAATAAAAATAGATGAAGAAATAGTAACATCAGCAGTAGCAAGTGTAACTTTAACAGGTATTGATAGCACTTATGATGTGTATATGGTTAAATATAATAATTTAACAACAGATACAGATGATAAACAAGTAAGACTTAGGTTTACAGTAAGTGGCTCTGATGATAGTTCAAGTAATTATGATTTTGCACATAAAGATTTGAGAAGTACCACTACTTTTGCAAATGGTAATGTAACTAATGATACACAGTTTAGACTTAATTCCATAGGAACAGGAACAAGTGAAACAAGTAATGGTATCTTGTATTTGTTTAACTTTAATAATGCAAGTGAATACAGTTTTTTTACCTATGAGGAAACAATGGTTGATGCAGGTGCAGCAGCTAGGGGCAGACAGGGTGGTGGAGTTTTAACAGTTGCACAGGCAACAGATGGTATATATTTTTTCTTAGCTGCTTCAGCAAATTATACAGCAGGAACATTCACTTTGTATGGACTTGCTAAATAGAATATGGTTTAAAGAAGTAAGTATAAGAAATATATAGTAAGATAGGAGAGATATGGCAACATTAGAGGAATTTCAAGCAGAATGTAGATCTGAACTTCAAGCTCTTAGAGATGGAGATGGTATCTTTAAACAAGTTAACAATGAAAGATTACCTATTTCTGATGATGATTTTGAGCAGATGGTTATTGATTGTGCTAATGGTAAATTTGATGAGCAAGAAAATGGTTGGCTCAAAAATAGATTAGAACATTATCCATCAGTTCAAGAGTGTATTCATGCTTTATTAGATGGTGGAGATACTCTCACAGATCTACAACTTGCAAGACAATTAGTCAAAGATACTTATCCAAAGCCATAAATTTGTCATATAAAGCAACTATCCTAGACTTATAGGAGGTTGAATAATGAAATCATTAACTCAATACTCAGAACAGCAGGGCAAAAGACCAACAGGGCAATTTGCT